ATTTTAAGAGTAAGTGGTAAAACAAATATTGGTGATAAACCAATTTCAGCAACTAATGAAATCATTGCTTATAAAAATTTATTAAAATTAATTAATGGATTAAGAATTAAAGAATATTCTACTGAACGTTTTAATGATTGTACAATGTTAAGTCAAACTAGTGATAATATTATTACTAAAAATTTAACTAAAATTGTTATTTCTGAATATGAAGTTGTTAAAAATTGTGTAATTTGGGTTCATGCGAACTGGATCGCAAAATTAGAAACACCTATGCTTAATGATATTATTAATTTTATTACTACGATCGATATTGCATAATTTTATTTTAAATTTAAATTTATATTATAATTATATAATATAGTCATAATATAAGATGGTAAAAGATAAGATGAAAAAGAAGAAAAAGTCTTCACGTGTTGAAGAATATATGGATAATTTAAAAAAAAACAGAAACAGTGTTAGGCATAAATCTAAATTTACTCTTACTGAATTGATTAATGAGTTAGAAAAAAGTAATAGTCAAAGATCTAAATTTTCTTTAGAAGAAATTGAAAGTGAACCTTATCTAAAAATCGGTAAATTAATAGATGATTTTTTAGAAAAATATAATATTGATTATAATGCATCAGATCTTCTCGAATTTCATAAACGATATCTTGCGAAAGCAAAAGATACTTTGTTATTGAGTGTAGATATGCAAGAAATAATGACTAATGCGGAGGTGCGAAGTGATATAAAAGAACTGATTCAAGTTTATGAAGATGTAATAAATTTAGTCATACAAATTGATCTCACTTTTAAGAATAAGTTCTATAAAAATGTAGATGGAGAAGATAAGTCCGGTCAAAGACAAGAACTAGAACAAGACACTTACGCACCATTTCATGAATTGCATGAATCAATCATTCCTTTTAAATCACTCGATAAAAAAATAATTAAACATTATCAAGAATCTACTCAATTAAATGAATATACAGATAGTATAACACATAATATATTGGAATCTCAAGAATGGCTTGTGAAAAATCAAAAATACATTCAAAAAACAAGACATCAAATAAAAACTGATACAATAGATATGACGGAGAATCTGTACCGAAAAATACACAGAATTTATGAACGAATAAATCTTATAGGTAATTCTTTTCACTTTTATGATAAAAAAACAACCCGAAATATAGAAAAAACAACTAGCACAGATGCTATTAGAGGATATGATACGAAAAATTATCTAGATATATTTACAAAAATTATAGAACAACCAGTACTTTATGATCTTAATAAAAGTGATATTACTATAATAAAATCATCAGCAGAACGATTAGAAGAATTTTTTAATTATAAAGCAAATGTATATCAATTTTATCCAGATATTATTCAAAAAGATTTTTATGAAAAAATTTATAAGAAAAAAGAATTTTATATGAATCGTCAAATACCAATTGATATAAGTAAAACTGATGATATTCAACAAGATTTATGCCCAAGTGAGAATACAAATTTCAAGTTACAAACACATCAAAAATTTATGAAAAATTATTTATCAGTGAATACTCCATATAATGGATTATTAATATTCCATGGTACAGGTTCTGGAAAAACATGTTCATCAATCACAATCGCAGAATCCTATAAAAATTTAATAGCATTGAGTAGTAAAAAAATATTAGTTATATTAGCAAAATCAGTTAAAAGCAATTTTATTAAAGAAATTCATGATATTACTAGAGGTTATAATCAATGTACAAGTTCAGATTATTTAAATTATGATTTTTTTACAAATGATGATAAAAAGCAAAAGAATGTTTTATCATTAATAGATAAATTTTATGAATTAATTACATTTGGTTCATTTAGAAATTCTATTGTAAAAAAATTAACAAAATCTGGTGTAAAATATGATGTTAATAAAAATTTACCAGATGATTTAGTTAATTGGATTGATTTAATGTTTTCTGATAAAGTTATTGTTGTTGATGAAGTTCATAATTTAAAGAAATATAAAGATGACCATGGTCAAGATTTAGATGCTGAATTATTAGATATAGATGAAATTATAGATGATGATGAAATGGATAGTACAGATGATTTAGATATTACTAATATTAATGATACTGAAACAGATATTGATACTTCTTATTTTAAACCATATCATGCTTTAGAATTAATTTTAAAATACGCCCAAAATGTTAAATTAGTTTTATTAAGTGCTACGCCAATGTATCATACTCCAATTGAAATTGTCTCAATTCTAAATTTATTACTTCTAAATGATAAATATAAAAGAATTGATCCTAAAAATGTATTTAATGGTTTAGAATTAACAGATAAAGGATCAGATATTATACGTATTAGTTCTCAAGGATATATTTCGTATTTAAGAACAGAAAGTCCATTTACATTTGCTAAAAGAAATTATAAAGAATCTATTCCAATTCATGAGTATGTTAATAATAAATTAAAAACAGTAATGAAAATGTATGATTTAAAAAGAAATATATTAAATGATGATTATGTAGATCCAATTAAAATTGTTTCGTGTCCAATGAGTACTTTACATCAAGATTTTTATACAACAAGTTTAAGAAATCAAATTTCTCTAAGTAAAATAATTGAATATGGTAATATTGCAAAAGATAATCCAGATAATATTTCTGATAATCAATTAAAATTAACAGGTTCATCTGGATTATTAGATATAGAAAATAGTATTTCTTCAAAAGTAGGTGCATTAATTTCAAACATATTAAGTAATGTAAGTAATGGTACAATTTTTTCATACAGTTGGTATGTTGGTAGTGGTACATCAATAATAGCAAGAGCACTTTTAGAAAATGGTGTTGAAATGGCGATGTATAGTAAAAGTGAAAGAAAAATTAGTTCAGCAGATCAAAAATATATTAAACATATTTTAGGGGGAAAAAGAACTTATAAACAACCAGATTCATCTCAAGTTTTAGGATATGATGGTAAAACAAGAGAACAATGGAAAAAAGAAGGTAGGGTCTTAGATTTTAAACCAATGAGATTTGCTTATATTATTGGTAAAATAGAAGAATATGAAAGAGATAATTTAATTAATTCTTTTAATAAGGATATTAATAAGGATGGTTCTATTCTTAAAATTATGGTTGGTTCTGGTGTTTTTAAAGAAGGTATCAGTTTAAAAAATGTTCGTCAAGTTCATTTACTCGAACCATGGCATAATCGTTCTCGTATTGAACAAGTTATTGGTAGAGCATTAAGACATTGTTCTCATAAAAAATTACCACCTAAAGATAGACAAGTAGATATCTATCAATATGCGCTTACATATAAAAATTTTGATAGTTTAGATATAACAAGAAAATTTTTAAAAGAAAAAATAAAACAATTCCAACAACCAATGATAAAAACTCCCAAAATTATAACAGGTGAATTTGCAAAATCTGGTATTTTTAGTTACGATATTATTATGTATATGAGATCTCAAATTTTACATAATTTAGTATTAGATGTAAAACATATTTTACAAGAAACTGCGATTGATTGTTCATTTAATAGAGAAATTAATATAAATACTTTAAAAAAAGAAGAACAGTATGAATGTTTTAAATCACTTAGTGATGAAATAGATGAAGAAACTGGTTTGCCAAAAATTGAATGGATGGAAGAAAATGATTACAAGATAGATGAAGAACAATTAGATTATAGTACATTTGATGAATTTTTTTATGAACCATATATTGTATTTGTAATAAATGTACTAAAAAAAATATTTGAAATGGATAGAACTACTTATACCTTAACATTTTCAGAAATTCTAAATAATCCGATATTTGATGATCAAATTTATTTTGAAAAAAATAATTTTATTCTTCGTTCAGCATTATATAGATTAATTCCAAAACATAATATTGATCTTAGAACATTTCCACATATTATTGGAAAAAGAGTTGGAAGAAATCGTATTTATGGATATATTTTTGGTAGAGAAACAAATGATGGTGGATTATTTATTTTCCAACCATTCGAAGATCAAAGTAATATAAAAGATGGTAATAGAATAATTAAGCGTTCAGATTTTGAACGTACTCCAATGTATGAAAAAACAGAATTTGAAAGTTTATCTGCTATTGAGATGCCATTTATTAATGTTAGTACAACTCTTCGTAATAAATTTGAGGAAATTACTAAATCTAAAAAGAAAAAATCTAAAGGTTCAGATATTCAAGAAACAAAAACAAAGAAAGTATTAAATGCGAATGAATTAATAAAAGAACGGGATATTTCTTTAAGTGATTCTAAAGAAGCAGATAAAAATGCTCCATTAATTGGTTTAATTTTAGATATAACAAATTTACCAAAAATGTCTATGAATAATCTTTGGGGTGAGAAAGGTATTCATTTATGGTTAAGAGAAAAAGTTATGATATGTAAAAAGGGAAAAAGAAGTAGTATTGGTCAATTGGCGACATCATTCAGTGTCACAAATTTCCAATGTATGTTTAATGATTATATTTTTAAATATAAGATTGATTCAAAAGAGATTAGTAAAATGATGAAGAAAACAAATAATAAGAGAGCAATTATTTTTGCACAAGATATGGATTTATATCCAAATATTCAAGCATGGTTTGAAGATAGATCTATCAAAAATAATAGAAGTAAAACAGCACCAGCAATCAAAAAATTAGATTACGCAAATATTATTTACATTATTTTCAAATATTTTGAAGAAAAACAGGTTGGTAAAAGTATTTGGATTAGAAGATTATACAATATATAGATTATAGAAAAAATAGAATATAAAAATGAAGAACATATATATTATTAAGAATAAAGTTTATTATATATTAATAATATATCATGACAAAACTAAAATTTAATAATCTAGTTTCACTATTACGAGAAAATTATTCAGGAAATAAATCGTATTATGAATCCCTTTTTTCTATATTATATTTTACAGATGAAGATTTTGTCTTAGAAGATTTTTTAAAAAGGAGAACAAAGTTTCGTAAAGAAAAAAACTTATCTCAATTAAAACAACCTGTAATTAATCATGATAACTATGTTTATACTATGAATGTATTTAAAAACATTTTTG